GCGGCCGAGGCCCGGCTGTACGTGGCTGAGCGCCTCAGCACTGTGGCCATGCTCGCGGTCGACCGTGAGGTCGAGATCCTGCAGCAGCCGGGGCAGTCGCTACGCGACATCGTGGGCGCCGGCACGCGGGCCATCCACGACCTGCGCCTCCTCTCCGGTGAGAGCACGGAGAACATCAATGCAAGCCAGGACCGTCTGGACGTCGAGGCGTTCGCTGCTCAGCTCGAGCAGAGGCGTCGTGAGCACGAGGAGGATCAGGACAGTGCCTAGTGGAACACCCATCCGCCGCGAGCTCCCACAGATCCCTGAGAACCAGACCCTACAGATGGCGGTCTCAGTGGAGTTGTTCCCCGAGGACGACGGCCGAGAGGCGGCAGTACGAGCGGCACCTGGTCCACACAGCCCCGTGGGACATGTGGCTCCAGGCCATAGTGCCTCAGTACACCCCGTACGGCTTCGCCCCGCACCACTGTGAGTTCTGGGAGCACATCTGGTCTGTCCGTCCGGATGCCAGACCCCGGCCCTTCGTGGCCATCTGGCCCAGGGGCGGGGCGAAGTCCACCTCCACCGAGGTGGCCTGTGTGGCCCTGGCCGCACGCCGGTCCAGGCGCTATGCGCTGTACGTCTGTGAGTCCCAGGACCAGGCCGACGACCACGTGTCCAACGTCGGAGCCATCCTCGAGTCGGGCCGGATAGACCAGTTCTACCCCGAGCTCGGGATGCCTCTGCTCTCCAAGTTCGGAGCCATCCGGGGCTGGCGGCGCAACCGCCTCCGCACAGCCTCCGGGTTCACGGTCGACGCTCTCGGGCTGGACTCCGCGAGCCGCGGCATCAAGCTGGACGAGATGCGGCCGGACCTCATGGTCATCGACGACCTGGACCGGGAGACAGACAGCCCCGCGGCCACTCGCAAGAAGATCCTGACCCTGACCTCGGGCCTCCTGCCGGCCGGGTCCTCCAACCTGGCGGTGGTCGCCATCCAGAACCTGGTGCATGGCGACAGCCTCTTCTCTCAGCTCACCAACGAGCCGCCCGAGTTCCTCACCGACCGCATCTTGTCTGGCCCCATACCGGCCATCAAGGACATGGTCCTGTCCGACGACCGGCGCTACATCATCCACGGCACCGAGACCTGGGAGGGACAGGACCTCCAGCGCTGCCAGGAGATGCTGAACGACATGGGGGCCACCGCGTTCCTGACTGAGTGCCAGCAGGACGTGTCACTCCCGATCGGAGGCATGTTCAGCCACCTGGTCTGGAAGCACGTGAAGCGCGAGGACGTGCCGGACCTGGTCCGCACCGTGTGCTGGGTGGACCCCGCGGTGAGCACCACCGACCAGTCGGACAGCATGGGCATCCAGGTGGACGGCATCGACCCGACCGGTGTGATCTATCGCCTGTTCTCGTGGGAGGGCCGCACCACACCCGAGGACGTCCTGCGCCGGGCCATCCTCGCCGCGGAGGAGTACCACTGCGAGCATGTGGGAGTCGAGACAGACCAGGGTGGGGACACGTGGATGTCCGTGTACCGCGCCAGTGCGCAGTCCCTCATGGAGGACCGGCGCGCCGGCTACAAGCCACCCCGCTTCAAGAGCGCCAAGGCCGGAGCCGGCCACGGGCCCAAGGCTCACCGGGCCAGCCTCATGGTGCCTGACTACGAGCGCGGCCGAATCATCCATGTGATAGGCACCCACCACGTACTCGAGCGAGCCCTGGGTAGGTTCCCGCTCAAGAAGCCCTACGACCTGGTGGATGCGTCCTTCTGGTCCTGGCGTGAGCTGCGGCCGGCCCGATCCAAGAGACTGCGAGCGCGCTGATGGCCTGGGGAAACGTACTGAACTTCCCGTTCCAGCACAGAGGACAGTCCCACGAGGTGGGCAGTCCGCACTTCCGCATCGACGACCCGCTGACGGCCATCAAGTACCTCGGTGGCAAGCTCGACACTCAGGCCCACCATGCCCTGAAGCTCGAGCAGTACTACGCCTCCGAGCAGCCGCTCAACTTCATAGTGCCTGAGGTGAGGGAGGCCGTGGGCACCCGCCTCACCAACCTCGTGGTGAACTGGCCTGCGCTCAAGATCACCACGCAGGACGAGCGCATGGACATCAAGTACTTCCGCCTGCCGGACTCCGCCGTGTACGCCGACGGCCAGGAGCGGTGGCAGCGTAACAACATGGACGAGCAGGCCCAGCAGGCCAACGTCGACAGCCTCCTGCATGGCCGGGCCTTCTGCATCGTGTGGGGAGACGACGACGGGAAGGCCCTGTACTCCGTCGAGTCACCGCGCCAGTGCATCGTGTACCGTGACCCTCGCACCCGCAAGCCCATCACCGGGATGAAGCGCTGGGTCGAGGACGACGGCTTCGGGTGGGTCGTGCTGTACGGCCTCGACGCGGTGCGCACGTTCAAGTCCAAGTCCTCCAACGCCGACACCTCGAACCTGTATGCAGACCCCAACGAGCAGGTCAACGACTTCTCCCACATCGACGGGTGGGACCAGAAGGACGAGATCCCGAACACCCTGGGCCGGCTCCCGATCGTGCCCATCGTGAACAAGCCGCGCACGCTCCAGCCGGACGGCGCCTCGGAGCTCGACACTTCCACACTGGCCTTGTCCGACGCCGTGAACAAGCTCGCCACCGACATGATGGTGACCTCCGAGTTCACAGCAGCTCCGCGTCGGTGGGCCACCGGAGTGGAGATCGAGGAGGACCCGGAGACCGGTGAGGAGTCCGAGAACTTCAAGCAGATTGCGGGCAGGACGTGGATAGCAGAGGACCCGGCCGCCCGGATCGGACAGCTCCCCGAGGCCGGACTCAAGAACTTCGTGGAGGCGATGCAGGCACTCGGTGTGCACCTGGCCGCCACGGGCAGCCTTCCGATCCACATCGTGGACCCCTCGGCAGCCAGCATGGCCTCGGCCGAGGCACGCCGTGCAGCGGAAGCACCCCTGATCGTGCGGGTTAAGCGCCGCATGAAAGAGCGCTCCGGTGCGTGGGAGGAGGTCAACCGCCTCGGTGCTCTCGTGGAGGGTGACTACTCAGACGAGCTCGAGAACCTTGAGACGGTGTGGGAGTCCCCCGAGGTACTCACCGACGCCCAGCGCATGGACGCCGCATCCAAGCGCAAGTCGCTCGGCATCCCGCTGGAGCAGGTGTGGGAGGACGCCGGCTACACCGCCCCGCAGATCGAGAATATGAAGAAGCAGCTCTGGGCGCAGGAGGGTGCCTTCCCGGCCGACGAGCAGGAGGGACGGGACGGTGTGCCAGGTCAAGAGACCTCGGGTCTACAGAGCGCTTCGGCGTAAGGGCTACAGCAAGTCCAGGTCAGCACGGATCGCGAACAGCAGGAGGAGACGTAGGTGAGCGGCACAGAGGCACCACCACAGGGCACCACGGACGGCTCCGGAGGCCAGGGGAGTGACGGTGGGGGGCAGGGCACGGACGACCAGAGCGGCAGCGACAGCGGGGCTCCTGACCAGAAGACCTACGACGAGAAGTACGTCACAGACCTTCGCAACGAGTCCGCCAGCCACCGTGTCAAGGCAACCAAGGCAACGACGAAGCTCCTCGAGATCAGCCTCCGTGGCCTCTCCGACGTGATGGCGGACCCCAACGACCTCCTCGTGTACGAGAAGCAGGAGGACCTCCTCGACGAGGACGGCCTCCCCGACCTCGACATCATGGCCAAGAAGGTGGAGGACCTGCTGAAGCGCAAGCCCCACCTCGCCAAGCCCCGGTTCAACCAGGACATTGGCCAAGGTAAGCGAGGCAAGGACGAGCCGGAGACTCGTGACTTCGCCACGCTCCTCCGTGAGGCAGCGGGATGACCACCCCGGCCACCTACAAGTCCGAGGTGGCGCAGGCCCTCTCGAAGCAGGTGGCCCTCGCTCAGGACCGCTACCTCCGTCAGGTGAAGGCATCCCTGTGGAGGCTCCAGTCCGTGGCCGACCCTGCGGACGGGTTCACTCCATCGCCAGTGGCTATCCGAGCGCAGGCGGAGAAGACCCGTAGGTCCATCGAGCATGTGTACCTCATGGCCCACCGCTCCGGTTGCAAGTTCGGGCGGGAGCACGCGTACCTCGACCTCGAGCGCTTCGGGATCCCGCGTCCAGCCGTGGAGCTACTCGAGTACACGGACAGTGACGTGTTCAGCTCCAAGGCCCTCCTCGAGCAGAAGCTCACGGAGGCGGTGGAGCTGCTCTGCATGTGCGCCGACCCCAACGCAGCGCTCGGACCAGTGAAGAGGAGCGCCCAAGCGGCGGTGAGCACGATCCTGAACACGGCCTACACCCAGCAGCAGATGGCCACGTATCGGGCCAGTGCCTCCTTTCCGTCCGTAGACTCAACTCGTCAGGCCACCCAGATCGTGATGCTCTTCGGCTTCATCAGCAACATCTTCTCGTGGATCCTCTCGATCGGTGTGGCGGTGATCCGCACCGGCATCTGGCTGGTCCATACGGCCTTCGACCTCGCTGGTGGTGGCGGGGACATCAAGTACGAGTGGCACGCGGACGGCGTGAGCGCATCCGGCGCCTGCCGCCTGTGCCGTAAGCTCGACGGGCAGGAGTCTGACTGGCTCGGCAACTGGCAGCAGGGTTCCTGGTATGGGGCAGGACCTCCCCGCCACCCGAACTGCCAGTGCCGGACCACCATCAAGTGGACTTCCTGGATCTTCTAGTGGCCCTCTACTTCCGGCCCTTCCTCCGGTGGGACATCCAGCCCGGCGCCTGCCCTGAGTGCCGCAAGATGGCCGGCAAGATCGTCATGCTGTGGAACACGTTCGACCCTGCCCCTCCCCTGCACCCGAACTGTCGGTGCCGGGTGCGTCTCACGCTCCGTAGAGGACGGCAGCCAGGGTAACCGAATCACCCTCTGAGGCCGGGTGCCTCAGACCCGCTCACGGACAGGTGCCGAGAGCCAACTTCTAAACGAAGGAGGCCCTCGTGGCACTCTCCATGAAGAACAGCCCTGAGCTGACTACCGAAGAGGTCAAGGGCTTCCTGATCCAGCCCCTCACCGCAGCCTCGGTGGTCCTGCAGAATGGGCCAGTGTTCTACGACAGCCCGACGGGCACCCCGCTCAAGATCCCCAAGCTGGTGGACGACGAGGACGAGCCCGGCTACTACGGTGAGAACGAGCAGATCGGCGAGTCGGACCCCTCGTTCGACGAGTTCACGCTCCTCCCCGAGAACCTGAAGAGTCTCAAGGTACTTCACCGCTTCTCGAACGAGCTCGCGCGGCATGCCGTCGTCTCGATCGCCTCGACCATGCAGCAGGCCCTGGTACGCCGGGTGGCCTCCAAGATGGACGGCGAGTTCCTCGTGGGTGGCGCCGGCACACTGGACACCAACGGCAACCGCGGTGTCATCGGCCTCTGGAACCAGCCCGACACCATGACCGGTGACTGGGACATGTCCGACTCCGACGCCGTGATCGACTCTGTGGTGGACGCCACCGGCAAGTTCATCTCCGAGGAGGTCACTGACCTCACGAAGGTCGTGTGGTTCATGCCGACCTCGGACTTCATCACGCTGTCCAAGGTGAAGGCCGCTGACGGGCGTGGGCTCCTGGTCCCTGACGTCACGCAGCCCGGGAACTTCACCCTCCACGGCCTCAAGGTCTCCCCGACCTCCAAGCTCGAGGGTAAGGGCCAGATGCTGGTCAACTTCGCCTTCGTGGCCGTCGGCCGTGACCTGGCCCCGTCCGTGAAGATCCTGGACCAGACGTACGGCGACTACGACCAGCTCGCTATTCGCGTCGTCACCCGCCAGGACATCGGGATCCTGCACGAGCAGGCCGTTCTCAAGCTCTCCTGACATGAAGGCCCAGCGTCCCAACCCAACGGGAGCCCAGGTAGCCGCGTACCTGGGTCGGGTCAACGACCCGGTGTTCACCGAGCAGTGCAGTGGGATCGTGACTGACGTGCGTGACCTCGCTGAGTCCTACACCCGTGGCATCGGGTTCACGGACGACAACACGCTGCCTGCGGACATCTGTGTCGCCGTGGTGTCACGGTCGGCCCGGGTGGCCATGAACCCTCTGAGCTACGCGAGCGAGTCGGTGGACACGGCGGCCTCGCAGGACCGTTGGGCCGGCGACTGGAGTCGTGGTGAGCGCCGGGTGCTCGACGTGTACCGCAAGAGGTCCACGTGAACTTCACAGACCGCGTCAAGGTGTTTCGTTGGCGTCAGACCTCGGAGGGTCGGCGGCTCGAGCTCATGAACCCTGCCGTCGGCTGCCGGGTCGAGGTGCTCTCGGGAGCCCTCGTTGGCCTGTGGCACGGCCAGACCACGAACTACACCATCACCGAGGCCAACCTGCACGTGCCTCTCACGACTGTGGACATGCCGGAGATGAACTACGACCTCACGGACTACGAGGTCGAGGTCGTCAGCCCCGTTCTCGGGTGGGTCGCCGGCTTCCACAATCCTCGCTGGAAGTTCAGCGAGAAGCGTCCAACCCGCAACCACATGATCTACCTACTAGCCATCAAGGAGAACTGACATGGCCGTCTCTGCAAAGGTCTACGGCAAGTTTCCGGCCAAGGCCGTCGA